AGCCGTGGACGTACCGACAGTTCACGGCCTTGCTACCCTGGTTCAGGGAATTGAAGACCCAGTTCAAGGAGAAGGGAATCAAGAAGGATTACCTCAAAGAGCTTTTCGATAAGCCGGACGAAAAAATAGATGAGATTCTTGATCTTCTCGGACTCGTTTTTCCCATCATCCCCGAGCTTGTGGTAAGGACGACAGGAGACGAGTTGGACACTGTCTTGGATTGGGAGTTTGACAAGACGCTGAAGGTGGCCTTGCTCATCATCCTTCAAAATATGGGCCGAATAAAAAACTTGTCTGGCCTCGCACGGGAGATGAGAAGCCTGGCGGCATAAGAGACCCGCTAAGCGAGGCCGTCGATCTGCTTGTTTTCAGGGGATACGGGGAACCCGATGACATACTTGACCGGCTCACAATGGATCAGGTTGAGCTTTTCGTCAGGGTCGCAGAGAGGCGGAGAAAGAGGGAATTGCTCGATCTTGCCGTCGCCGTGAACAGGGCCTTTGGAGCGGATAAGAGATCATGGAAGGAATACGTGGATTATTTGATAAGGGAACCTGGAACGGGTGTGGAACCTTCGTCGAAGGAGCAGATGAAGATGCTCAAGGAATGGTCTAAGAAGAAGAGGAAGTGACATGGCTGATCAAGAAATAGCCAGGCTAATAATCAGGATCATAGGAGAAGTTGGAGAGGTCAAGAAGCAGCTTGCGGATGTGCAGAAGGCCACCAAGGAGACCGCCGACCAGACCAAGACCCACGTCGAATCGATGAAGGGGACGCTCGGAATGTTAAAGACCGAGTGGGTCGCCCTCACTGCAGCGGCCTATGCCGCTTATGCGGGGATATCGAAGGCATTTCAATGGGCGGAACTTGGTGCAAAAGCAGAGGCGATTGCAGAATCGTTTGGACATGTCACTAAATCAATCGGGGTCGATGGGAAAAAGCTGATTGCCGACATCAAGCAGATCTCCGGTGTATATGAGGATAGCACGGATATTATGCTCGTGGCCAACAAACTTCTTGTCGCCGGTATACCTGCGGGCGATATCGTCAGATTATTCGAGTCGGCAAGGGTCGGGGCGAGGCTCATGGGGATTGGCGTTGAGGAAGCGATGGAGCTTATCACAAGGGCCGTCCTGACCTTCGCGGCAAGAGGTCTGCTAAAACAGGCTTTCCCGATGGAGATGGAGAAGGTCTTCGAGCGATATGCCGATAAGATGAAAATAGATGTGGATATGATTACTGAATTCGGCAAACAATCGGCGGTGGTCCAGGAGATTCTAAGACAAACTCAGACCAGGATGCAATTTCTCGGCGATGTCACCATCCCCAATAATTACGAAAAAATGCAAAAATTGGCTTCGACATATAAAGAGGGGAAAGAATCAATTGGGACATTTGTTGTAGACGCCTTATCCCTATTTCTGAGTGGGATGGAAAAGGCGGTGGGACTGGTTGTTTCATGGCAGATGATATTGGAATCCACTTGGTCCACAATGAAGGGCATAACTACGACAATCGGGGGATTCTTTGGTTTGGTATCAAAAGCTCCGCCGATTGTGGCTAAAGTGGCATCTACAGGTGCTACCCCTACCAAAGCTGTCTTTGCTATCGAGGAAGGAAAGGCAGGGATTGATAGGCAGATTAGCGATCAGGACAAGCTCCAAAAGGCTCTGACGAAGCTCCGCCTCGATGCCGAAAAGGCCAGGGTTGATGCCACCGGTCAGATCCAAATGCTCGGGCTCGAAGCCCAGCATAGTCAAGCACTAAAGGAAGCCATGTTGGCCGCCAAAGATACCTTTGAGATCGACCAGAAGTTCCAACGTGACAAGGCCGAAATGGAGCTTAAAAACACCCTGGCATCCTTAAAGGCCCAGGAGAATGCCGAGGTAGCGGCAGCGATCTCAGACAAGAAGATAAGGGAGATACCGGCCATCAAAGAGAAGATCAGGCAGGCGGAATTGGTGGCCGAGGGGAAATATAATGCAGAGGTCGACAAGATCAATCTGGATCGGGTCACAAAAGAGAAGGAACGCACTCTTGCACTTGCGGCGGCTTCAACGAAAGAGGAGATATCGATCCAGCAGTCCTATCTCGATAGGTTGCAGGACCTTTTCGAGCGCAACCGGATAACGGTAGAGCTTTATTACGCCAAGAGAAAGGATCTTGTTGTATCTATCGGGACGACGGAAATCCAGAACCTTCAGCAGGAGCTTGACGCCAGGGGTGACATAGCCAAGGAGGGCGACCTCTACGCCCAGATTGTGGAGAAAACCGCCAAGCTTGAAAAGGATCTTCTGGGGATAGAGAGGGATCGATACAACGACATCCAAAAGCTGGCTGATCTTAATTTGGATATTTTCAACGGATTGCAGGACAGAAGAAAGATAATGATCGACATGGCCCGCAAGGAGTTGACCATGGGGCCTGTTGAGGCCATAAACGAGCAGATCAGTCTTGAGGTAGACCTCCAGGCTAAGCTAAAAGAGAGGCTCGTCCTGGTGGACCAAATTACCGACCCAAAGAAATATAGCGACTTTCTAACTCAGATCGCCCAATCCCAGGGAAAGGTAAATGACTTGTTTTTACAGTCACAGGAGAGAACGGGTACATTCATCCAGGGATGGGAGAAGGGGGTAAAGGAGGTTGGGGAGCAACTGCCGACGGCGTTTCAGATGGGAAAGAATGCAGTGAATGATTTTCTAAACGCAGTCACCAATCCGATCAAGTCCTTCTTCGATAATCTCACCAGCGGGACGATGTCGGCGAAGGATGCCTTCAAGAAATTTGCCGACGACATGGCGAAGAACGTCATGAACATGCTTGTCGACATAGGGATGCTCATTCTCAAGATGGAGATTCTCAAATCCCTGGGATACGGGACGGCAGGGGGAGGCGGAGGTGGAAGCTGGTTGAGTGCGCTTCTTGGTTTAGTAGGAGGTGGTGGAGGTACAACGACTACAGTGGGGAGCTTCATAGGCGAGGCCGGCATCATCAGTGTATTACAGCATGGAGGAGCCGTAACCGGCCCATCTGGTAAGGATGTCGTACCCATCCGAGCCACTGCTGGAGAATACGTGATACAAGAATCTGCCGTAAGGAAATATGGCCCGGGATTCATGTCGATGATCAACGAAGGTCTCTTGGACATATCGAAACTGATCGGGTTGTCATCAAGATCGCAGCCTTCTTTGGCTTTTGCCTCCGGGGGTTTAGTCTCGAATATTTCGCCGTCCATCGATCAAAGAACCGCTTTGAGTATCATCAACGTGGTCGATCCGAGGGAACTGGATCGGTATCTGGCTTCCGCCGGAGGTCAGAATGCGATATTAAACGTTTTAAGTTCAAGGGCGATGGTGGTCAAAAAGATTCTTCAATAAGGAGCGTTTGAAATGTCAGAAGAATCCCTCATGATTCCCAATTGGGCGGAATCGGTGAAATACAAGAGGGGATGGAGAACCACTATCGGAGGCAATCTTCGGGGGGGTGAGCAGAGGAGTTCCCTTTTTACGTGGCCTCGTCGGTCGCTCCTTTTTTCGATGCTTACCTTGAATGCACAAGAGAGCTCCTTATTCAAGGGGAATCTTTACAAGAATCTTTATGGAGTTTGGGGAATTCCATTCTGGCAAGACGAAACAGAGTTGGTTGTTGTAGCAGCCTCCGGACAAAAGATTCTTGATGTCGGATCGACTTTGTATCGGAACTTTGAGATTGGCGGAATGGCAATGGTCGGCTCTCGAAGCCTTATGGAGACGTGGAAAATAGACGATCTTACGGAGACCCGCATAACGTTGCATAATGATCTCAGCCACACGTGGCCCACAGGAACTTCCGTGTATCCTCTCCTGCAAACAAGAATCGCACCGACTCAGACCCTGAAGATGCTCAATTCCGCAATCGGGCAAATCGACATAGAGGCGTCGGAGGAATTCGACGGCACAATCACGAGAAAGATAGGGACTGCGGCTGGCTTCGATGCATATAAGGGCGTGCCCATCTTCAACATAAAGCCGAATTGGGTGGGCATCGACGATGGATTCGATCACCCTTATAACTTGCTCGGTTTTTTGGGAAAGACGACTCCGCTGTCGCATTATACCGAGACGATGTTTCCTTTAAAATATGAGTACCTCGCTTACAAAAAATCGGAGATACAAAAGCACATCGATTTCTTCGATTCCAGAATGGGCCGTCTGGATGGATTCTGGCTTCCTTCCTGGCAGGAGGACATACATCTGACGGAGGGCTTTCTCGCCTCTGATGATCATCTCCACATAGACTCGATCAATTACCCGTTGTATTGGTTTGGAAACGAGATGGGGAAGTCGATAATCACAATTTGGCCCGACGATACATATGTGTGGAACGACATCGTCGCCGCTCCCTCCGATACCCGAATAAATCTCGACGACGTTGTTGGGAGAGATTGTCCGAAATCTTCCATAAAACGGCTTTTGGTATGCTTTCTTCTTTTTTGTCGCTTCAACCAAGACGAAATCGAGGTCGAATATTTGACGCCGGAGGTGGCAAGGATGAGCCTTTCGTTTCGGACTCTCCTGGGGGAAAGGCCGTCATGACCATAACCCAGGATTATATCGATGCGGAAACGGCGGGCAAGATCAAGCCGGTTGAACTGTACCACATTTGGACGGAGGGGGGAGAGCATTGGTACTATACGAGTGGAGATGCGGAGTTGACTTATCCGTCAGACGGACCTATGGAGGACAGAAAACCTTATATTCCGGCCACGCTGCAAAGAAGCATGGTGAAATATAATAGCCAATTAGAGGCGACGGAGTGCGCTATCCAAGCGGGATATGTGGAGAATCCAGTCCTGAAATACATCGCCATCAACCCCATCGAGATAATCTGGGTGTCGATTATGAGGCTACACCGGGACCAAGTTCCTCTCGAACCAAGCGTGGTGTTCCTTGGACAGATAAAAAGCGTTTCGTTCAAGGGTGTAGCGGCTGAGATCCAGTGCGTTGGCTTCGAGAAGTTTTTGAACATGCCTGTCCCAGTCTTTCGATATCAGATTAACTGCAACCATAGGCTTTTTGACGATGGATGTAAACTGGTGAAGTCTCCTACCTATAAGGTCACGACAATAGTGACCCTAGATACGACCCTGACGCAGCTTACCGCTGCTGATTTTGCGACATTCCCCAATGGATACTTTATCGGCGGATCGGTCGAATACGAGCGACTTCCTCCGAAGTCTCCCGGAACAGAAAAGAGAACTATCATTGCTCATGCAGGAGACACCATTACGATGGCTTACATGATGACGGACCTGGAAGATGACGATTCGGTCGATGCTTATCCTGGCTGCGACAGAAGAGCGGAGACGTGCAGGGACAAGTTTTTGACGAACAACATCGAGCATTTTCTTGGGTTCCCTTTCATACCGAAGGAGAACCCGGCAATCGTGCTGCCATGACAGAATATTATTTCGATGATTTGGAGAACCAAAAAAGATTGAAGATCATTCTTGATGAATGGCTTGATCCTCCAACTCCTTGGAGACACCGCTGCGGTGTGAAGCACCTTGGTACGGACTGTATTCATTTCGTTTTAAGGGTGTCGGAGGAACTTGGGCTTTTGAAATGGCGGAAGGACTTGATTCCCGATTATCCAAGAGACTGGCATCTTCACAACACGAGGGAATTGGTGTCGGAAGGCCTGAAGAGAGAACTCAAGGTTGAAAAGATCGACTTGGGTGAGCTGCTGAAAAAGATCAGCCTGGGCGAGCTGCTGAACGGCGACATCATCGTGAGCTATTTCGGAAAGGCGGCTTCTCACGCCGGATTCTTTTTCGACGGGTATGTCTACCAGGCCCTGGAAAACATAGGGGTGTGCAGAATGAATGTCAAGGATCGTTATTTTTTAAATCGGATGAAGTTCGCCTATAGGATTCTGAGATGAGCACTGCGGGGCAATGGGGGGGTGGAATACTAGGTTTAGCCATCGGGTTCGTCCTCGGGCCATATGCCGGTCTTACTGCCGTCATGGGTGCGCTATACGGTGCGGCTATCGGCTATACGGTGGGAAACATCATCAGCCCTACGGCCCCTGACATTCGGTCCGTTGGCGTTCCGGCTCAACCCTTTCAGTTCACACCTAACACGGTGGGGATGCCGATCGCAGATGCCCTGGGAACGGTCAAGATAACCGGATTTCTTGTGACCTATGGAAAACAGAAGGCTAAACCCCAATACGTGGAGATATCTGGCGGAAGCATTAGCGGTTCGCAGCAGCAGCTCGTAGGGTACAAATATTACGCCTCCTGGGTTCTCGGAATCTGCCTTGGCCCCATCGACACTATCTATACGATTTTCAAGGACGACAAGGTGATCTGGGAGGGAGAAGTCGTCCGGCCCATCTCCGGTGGCCAAGAAACCATCGCTATACCGGGCATGGGCAGTATGATCCTTTATTTTGGAACAGATGACCATGCGGTGAATTCGACGATAGGCGAGCTTTTGTCGGATGCGACTTTGAACTCTCCGCTGAGGGGATTGTGCTATGCTTTTTTCGATAATTGCTTCATGAACACTTATAACCGAATGCCCACCATGGTCTTTGTCGTCCGGAAGTCTCCTGTACTGGGATTCTCTACGAAGAACGTTATCCAGGTATACGACTACAATCCTGCCCATGCGATTTATTACATTTTAAGCCAGCTTGCGGGCCTTCCCACGGTATGGCTTTACGATGCGGATTTCATCGCCGTCGCCAATCAACTGCATCTGGATGGATTAGGAGTTAGTCTTCTTCTCGACAATCAACAGGCGGCATTGACCTACATCGAGACGATCAATACCCATATCGACTCCATTCTTCAATATGGAAACGACGGAAAGTTTCATCTTAAATTGATCAGGGGAGACTATACGCTCGGCGATTTGCCAACCGTAGATGAGTCGCACATGCTGGAGGAACCCACCTTGAGAAGGCCGTCTTGGATCGAGACGATTAATGAAGTGATAATCCAATATTCTCAGATTTCTGACAGAATAATTTTGGATGCATATCTCCTTGCGTGGTACAAGTTTGATGAAGGGATAGGAGATATTGCCCGCAACAGCGCAAAGAACGGGTGCTTGGGCGGAGGTGTATTCCCCGATTTAGATGTTTTAAATCCCTACCTTGGTTTTTGGAAAACGCTCGAAGGATTTGCCTCAAGTAGTGGTGGGGATTGTGACTGTGCCTTTGGGGAGTTGGGTGCAGCAATGAGCTTCCATGGCCAAGACAACAATATGCCTGGCTGGGGAATTTTCTACCGTGCAACGTGGCCTGGGTATTACATAGGAAGTTATCGTTGTAATCTTTTCAATGTTTGTCGGACTACTTTTTACACTGGCTTTGAACCTTTCTTTCTCGGTATGGGATATTCGGGGAAGGAATATCGTTCATGTATTTATTATAATGATGTTTATTGGGAAAATGTGCATCTTAGCTATTTGCTGGATCAAAGATGGGTGTTTTATTTCTGCGCGTCGGGGAATGGAGCGGGTTCGGATTATCCTTTGGCGCAGTATCTGTGTGTCGTGACGGATGACGGAGTCTTGCATGCGTTTCAAAACACCTTTGGCCTCCCGGTGACTAACTTAAAATACATCGTCGCTGGGGCTGCCGCCTCGGATGGCTTTGATGGTTATGACAGTGCAAAAGGGTCTTATGCCGATTTGATCATATATAACCACATGCGGCCCAAGATCAAGGAGTGGGCGGACTGGTATGATCTGCTCAGGACGAGGTACGGCATGGCTAAAAGGAGCGGGTGGTAGCCTATGGCGATAGACATTCTGCAATCCACTGCTGATCCCGTAGCAACCGATATTGGAAATCGAGACGTTCAGGGTCGGCTCGTGAGCAAGACGATTCAGTTCGGGATGTTCACGGCGAACCAGAATGCGGTCTGGGCGGGAAGGAAGGAACTGCAGAAGCAGTCGTTCCCCTTCATGATGGTCGACATCAAGGTCAACCGGCACCTTTTCAACCTTCGGGTTGGAGACTGCTTCAAAGCTTATTATACGCCCTACGGGATCACGGGGATGGTGTGCCGCATTCTCCAGATAGAAGAAGAGAGCCTCGAATCGGAGGCCATCGTCCTGCATTGCATGGAGGACATGTATTCAAAGATATACGCTTTTTCGGAGTTCTCCAAGATTAGAGACTTGAGGCCTCCGGGGGTAGATTACACCGCTTATCCCTTCGACCACCAGTCCGTCAGAGAGGCTCCCTACGTCCTGTCACAAAATATATCCATTCTTCCGGCGGCCTGTCGGAAAGGCGATCAGGATTTGGGTTTTGATGTCTATATGAGTATCGATGGAGGGGCATCCTATCTGTTTCTCAATCGAGTTTCTAACATCGTTCCTTACGGAACGCTCGTCGGGTCATATCCTGAAGACACCAATCCGATCGATGAGGATGTCGGCTTTATCGTTGAATTTGTCAAGGATGCAGACGACATCGAATCTGTCACATGGTCGGAAGTTTTCAGCGGGCAGAAGAACATCGCTCTGCTGGGGACAGAGATCATTTCCTTTCATTCCATCACGCCGCTGACCGGTCAGCAGTACAAGCTCGGAGGCGTGATTCGGGGAAGATATGGAACGGTGAGAGTTCTTCATACAGAGGGGACGGAGTTTTATTTTTTCCTTTCGTCCATGCTGACGATCGCAAATTCAGAGCTTATCGCCAACGTGGTAAGGAAATTCAAATTTGTCCCCTTCAACGCAAGGAAGTCGGGAGATATTTTAGAATCTACCGAGCTTTCGCTGTTAGTTCATGGATGGGCTCTGGCTCCTTACACGCCGTCCAATTTCATGGCGAACGGAAGCCAGTTTGCGGCGAGATACGACACGGACATTATCCTGACATGGGATCCAAGATACCGAGGCAAGGGGGCTGGGATCGGGATGCCCGGAATTGCTCTTGCGGATGATGATTATGAGGGACTGTTCGAGGTTGAAGTCTGGGCAGGATTTTCCAAGAAGAGGACGCAAAGTGCGATTGATGCTGTTACGTGGACATACACGCAGGCAATGAACATTGCGGACAACGGGTCTCTGGCAAGTGAGGTGGGTTTTAACTTGTCGAACTACCGCTTGGAGGGCGGGATTATATATAAGTCCCCTCTGGTCTGGGTATATTGTGAAAAGAACGCATAAGAGAGGTGAAAAATGACAATCTCAAACGATAAGTATGATCTCCACGACATAGAATACTCGACTCAGGGCTGGGATTCTGTTCTTGCCCAGGACATGCAGATCGTTAATGACCAGGTGCCGACGAGAATTCTTGGCATCCTCGGAGAGACGGTGACCGCCTACCAAGCATTGTACCTGAAAGCTTCCGATAGCAAATGGTGGAAGGCCCAAGCAGACGGAACCAAGCAGCCGTGCCATGGCATCGCGGTAGAAGGCGGGAGCGGGACGATCAGGATTCACCGGATGGGAGAAATTACGAATGCGGGATGGGCGTGGGGAACTATCGGGGGACCGATCTATCTTGACCCGTCGAGCGCTGGGGCGTTGACTCAGACCAAGCCTTTGGCCAATGTTCAGATCATAGGATACGCCATCACGGCGACGAAGATGCTAGTTCTGATCCTTCCCGATATTCCTTACGAAGTCGACAGGGGCGATCCGGCGGCGGTCGACTTTACATCCTTCACTACCGATGAGACATGGAGGGATCTGAATTGCTCATCCGTCGTGCCGGCCGGAAAGGCGAGGTTCATAAAATTCAAGGCGACGGTCCAGGACGATGCTGCGGGATCCGTGTTCAGGTTGAGAGAGAAGGGGAATGCGAACGCCATCAATGTAGCCGAAATCGTGACGCAGGTTTCTGGGGTCAACATCTCCGCTGACATGGAGGTCGCCTGCGATGCGTCCGGATATATTCAATATTACGGGACGAACACAACTTTCACCTCCATCGCTTTGACCATCAAGGGGTGGAAGATATAGGAGGTCGAAAAAATGAACCTACTACACTGTCACAAGATTTTGGCCATGTCTTGCTTGGTTACCCTTCTCGTGGGATTTTTCACCAATTTTTATTATCTTTCCAACCACAAAGTCTATGCCAAAGTCGATGAATACGAACTTGGAAAATGGCAGGGCAAGATTGAGGAAGGTTTCAAGGCCGGGCAAGAGAGAGACCAGGCTATTTTTTTACAGATAAAGGTGATCAGAGACAAAATAGACGGTATCTCCGACAATATCACGGACATCAAAGTCCAGGCTGCTAAGAACGCTGGAATTTACGGAGGAGGAAGCGGAGCAGGGATTTTTTTGGTGTTGACTCTCACAAAGATTCTTGTGGCAAAGAAGAACAACAAAAATAAAAATGGGAATGCTTGAAAGGACACTCAGAGTGATCAAGGCCCGCTTCTCCATATTTTTTTTGATATGGAGGCTGCGATTGGTAAGGGAATGCGTGGAACAGATCAGGCAGGCATCCTCCTGCATGGAAGGGGTTTTCCGGAGACTCGTCAAAAGGCACATTACGATAGGGGAGGCATTAAAAGAGTTCTCCTCCCTGCACAAAAGAATCGAACTGGCGCTGAGGTTTCTCCGGAAGGCGGGATTGTAAAAATGACACGTCTCCAGTTTTTCATTGAATCGGCAAAATTTGAAGTCTGGGCTTATGAAGAGGCGGGTATCTATATTGCCTGCTTTACATTTTGGCGCTCACCCGAAAATCAGTTGATAGAATTCAATGCAGGGAAATCGGGAATAAAGTTTGGAAAGCATCAAACGTGGCAAGCCAAGGACTATATGGTTATCGTGGATACTGACAGAGATTTCATTGTTAGCAAGGATGAGATTAGATGGGGCTTTGATCTAAAAAATCCCAAAGATTCTTATGTGATCCTTGGCACCGAATGGGAAAAAAGAGGAGGAACTTGGGGAGGAAGATGGAAGTCGCCTGTTGATCCTTTCCATTTCGAAGGCTAAAAGGAGAATATCATGAAAAAGATTACCGTGTTGATGTTGATTTTGTTGGTTCCCGTCATGGTATTTTCGCAGGTAAAACTGATAATTGACAATAAGGAGTATACCCAGGGGATCGTGACTATTACCACTCAACCGTTAACACCAGTCCCTGTGCCGATCCCGATCCCGACTCCTGTACCGATACCAACACCCACGCCAATACCGATACCCATTCCTGCGGATGCGCAGGTTTTATCTTGGGGTCTGACAAATTACATGACCCAAGGCGTAACAGGCCAAAAGAGGACGTATATAATCAGAGTCGTGCAAGGCAAAACCTATGGATCGGTATACTTCACTTCGGTTGATCCCAGTACCAGCTTTACATATAGGTTTATACCCATCCCAGGATATTTGTATTTAGGTCGAAGCGAATTTACCGGAAGCATTTATTACGGGATCTTAGAGTTACCTTTTATCCCATCATATTTTACGCCCGCGACGCTAGACGGATGTATACCCGCTGGTGACAATGTACTTGAGCTCAATTTTATTGACAATGGCCGTATCCTGATAACTACTTCAATTTATTGAAAGGAGGTAAGATAAATGAAAGGACCCGATACGAACAATCTTATTATCGGAGGAGTGATTTTGCTGACAGCATTTTGGATTTATATGCAACCAAGTGCTGCCTCGAATCAATTAAACATTGTAACAGGGGGATTACTTGGCTATCTCGGAGCATCAGTTAAGGCAAATCAGATTCCCAAAGTATAAGGTGAGGTAATGAAGATTCAGGATCACTTAG